GAAATTTGAAGTTGCTAAGTTCGGCAATGGCGTTCTAGTAGGCTCTGGCGGCAATGTCGTTCAGAATGTCCATACTAAGTTCGAAGGCCGAAACCTTGGTGAAACAGTTGGTGTCTACCATTCTCAGGATGGTGAGACACAGGTTAGTATGACCATCACTGGTGAACAGCTGGTACGTGATGTCGCATCGAATGATGCCTTCCTCGTCCCTCTGATCCTCCCTGTAGGTGCTGTCATTGAAACTGTGTACGTACAGGTTAAGAAGGCATTCGTGCTTGGTGGCACTACGCCCACCATCCTGATTGGTACGCAGGGTACGGAAGTTACTAATGGTTTTGTCATTACTGAAGCTCAGGCTGAAGCTATTGGCACCTATAACGTTACTGCATCTAAGACTGGTACTTGGGCATCTCCTGTTGCTACGGCAATCACTGTTGGTGTCGCTCTGGGTGGTACTACGCCTACTGTGACATCTGCCGGTTCTCTTGATGTAATCATCAAGTATACTAAGGCTTAATCTAATGAGGCGGGTAGGAATAGTCTTCCTGCTCGCCTTTCTTTTTATGTAGAGGTAAGAGATGGAACATTCAGTAATCACTGATCCAGATATTCATGAGCCAAAGGGTGCATCAACTGCAACTGTTGGCCAAATTCTTGTAGCTAATGGTGATGGAACAACCTCTTGGGTCGCCTCTCCATTTTCTACGGTGCAGGTAGGTTGGTATGACTACGATGATAGTGCCACTGTTGGTGCACCAATTGCCCTAACTACTCCGGGCACATATTATGATTTGACCAATGATGGTCTAGGTGTTAACACACAGCTTAGCTACGCGCTATCCGACTCCCCAAATATTTATGATACAACGACACAACGATTTGATTTTTCTAATTTGGCAGTAGGTGATACGCTGGAAGTTCGAGCTGATGTACTGGTCACTACCACTAATGCTAATACAGCTATCAGTCTTGTTCTAGAACTTAATACTGGTACAGGCTCTGTGTTTAATATCCCCGTGTTAGTAGCTGCAAACATTAAGACTGCCTCAACGGTTAACTTTGTACATGAGCGTTCTTTCTACATTGGTAGTGAGAGTGTACGTACAAGCCCAGGTAGGCTTAGGATGACTGCTGACACAGCTGGTGCTACGGTAGTAGTTAATGGTTGGTATGTCCGTGTAATCAAGAGGTAATGATATGAGTAAGAAAACTCTCCTAGAGATTGTACAGGATATCGCCAATGATATTGATACGGATGAAGTGAATAGTATCAACGACACACCTGAGAGTGTTCAAATCGCTCAGATTGTTAAGAGTACATATGAAGCTATCATTAGCCGGCGTAATTGGCCACATACAGCTAAACTAATTAAGATTAACTCTTCAGCCGATAGTAATAAGCCAAACATCATGACATTTGATGACAACATCAAAGAATTGATTTCAGTTTATTACGACAAGAAGAAGCTTGGTGAAACACGCCTGAGATTTGAAGAAGTTAAATACATCGAACCAGATGACATGCTACGCTTGTTCTATGGTAGGAACACAGATGATGTAAACACCCGACAGGTAACTGATGGACAGAGTGTTTATATCGTCCAGAAGAACAAAGCCCCATCTTACTTTACTAGCTTTGATGACAACAAACTTGTGTTTGATAGTTATGATAGCGAAGTGGATAGTGTTCTACAAAACTCGAAGACACAGGTTAGGGCTTACGTCAGCCCTGTGTTTACAATCAGTGATCTATTCATCCCTGATCTTCCTGAAGAAGCTTTCACCTATTTGATTGAGGAAGCCAAGAGCCGTTCAGCAATGAAGTTGGCACAGAAGGCTGACCCCAAAGCTGAACAGGAGAGTAAGAGTCAGAACCAATGGCTTTCTCGTAAGAACTGGCGTGTCAATGGTGGCATTAAGTTTGTTCGCTACGGTCGTAATGGTGGTGGTCATAGTAAGTTTCAAGAAGAGCCGACATTCAAACAGGATGATCGATGAAGCTTAAAGGTAGAAAACAATCAGCTAATGTCAAGGATGTTGGTAGCTCATCTGTCAAACAGACAAGAACCCTACGTTCTGGTAAAGGTCCACGCGTCAATAGTGACTATGATGTGTATGGGAAGACAATGATTTCCACAGCATTGAGGAATAACTCTAAGCAAGCGTGGATTAATAAAAAGAAAGATAGGATTAAGTAATGGCCGGCATTAAGATTAGTGTAAAGAATAAGAAAACTGGTAAGTCTAGTGGCCCTCAGAATTCTTATATTCCAGAAAGTCAAGGTGCCCTCTGGACTACCAACGAGGGTAAGAAATTTGAAGTTGCTAAGTTCGGCAATGGCGTTCTAGTAGGCTCTGGCGGCAATGTCGTTCAGAATGTCCATACTAAGTTCGAAGGCCGAAACCTTGGTGAAACAGTTGGTGTCTACCAT